AGCTCCATATTCTTATAACTCATGGGGGGTGATTTTCTCAAGTTATCCGAGGGCATATTTCCCGAAGTTCGGGTTGGTCTGGTTCCATGTGATGGCGTAGCGGCTCGCGTCGATGAAGTGGTTGAAGGCATCGACGGGTTCGTTTAGGTGTCGCCCGTTCTTGTCCTCCTTGTACTTGTAGTTGCGGAGCTCTTTGATGCCGTTGACGCTTCGCTCGGTGATGAAGAGGGGACGCGAGCGGAGGAAGTCGATACCTGCCCGCACGGAGTCGGGACCCTTGCGGGCGGGGTGTATGTTGAAGCCGTGGCCGTGGATGTCGTCGATGGACTTGGGTTCGGCGGAGTCGGCCACGATCATGGCCTTGCCTATCTCCTCGCTTCGTAGCGTCTGTGCGATGGCCGCGTTGGTGAGGCCCGTGGCATAGCACACTTCGTCGAGGCAGAAGCCGTGCCCGTCGGTGTAGACCTTTACAATGGCTGTAGGGTCGTTGGTATATCCGAAGTCGAGGCCAAGGTTGAGGAGCTTCCATCCGTCAGGCACTTGCGGTACTGTCTTCCAATGCGTGAGAATAGTGGCACGGGAAACGCCTCGCTCGCCCAAGCCGTAGACCCTCCAGTAGTCGGGGTCGGCATCTTGAAGCCGTTCAATCTCTGCAACAACGGAGGCGGGGAGGTAGGGGTTGTCGAGGTAGGTGGTCTTAAAGAACTCGTGGTCATCGCGTGTAAGAATGTGGTCGTATATCCAATGGAATTCGTCGGAGGGGTTGTAGTCGATGATGGCACGCCCTGTCGTTCGAAGCATAAGCTGTCGCCAATCTTCGAGGTTCAACTCGTTAGCTTCGTTGACGAAAAGGATGTCGCGCTTGCGTCCCCTAACCTTCTGGGGCTGGTCTACCGAGATGAACTCGACGAGGTTGCCGAAGAGGTAGTATGTGGCTTCGGACTTGTTGTGTAGCTCTACGTTGTAGATGTCCTCGCGTTCGAGAATTTCGAAGAAGTCACGCATCACCGACGCACGGATTGCGGGAAAGGTCTTGCGGGCGATAGTGATGACTGCCCCCGAGTTCTCGTTGCGGTGGCACAGTTCGATAAGGGCGGTGAGGATGGAGTATGTCTTCCCGCTCCGCGTGCCCCCTTGGTGTACTTGGATTTTCGCGGGCGAGTTCTTGACGTGATGGTATGTGGCGGGCTGCCTCACAAGCTATTTAGGAAGTCCTCGTGTGAATTAAACGAGTACCAGCACCCTCGCTTTTGGTACTTCATGGCTTTGTAAAAGTACACCACCTCGCCGATGAGGTAGTGCCCCTTCGTCTTCTCTTGGTACGCGATGCCGCGTTCGTCGAGCAAGGTGCGAAAGTCCTTGCGACCTTGCCTATTCTTGGCCTTCTCTTTGGCTCGTCTCTTGCGGTTCTTCTTTTGGGTGCGCGTCATGATACACTCGAGTCGTCAGACACGAACCACGAGAGCGGCTTCTTCTCGGCCATCTCAATCTCTTGGCGTTCCACATACCCGCGCCCCTTGCCCTTGGTCTTCAAAAAGAAGATGGTCGCGGCGGGGTTGCCCTCTTTGATGAGCTTGTGAAGGTGGCTCTCTGCGAAGTCGAGAGTGCGGTTGTCGATGTCCTTGACAGCCTGCTTGTACTCGGGGTCGTCCTTCATCCATTGGTAGTGCGTGGTGCGTCCAATGCCGACCGCGTTGCAGGCTGTCGTCACGATGCCGAGCGAACGCTCGAGGGCGTCAAGCATCGCCTCTTTTTTGGTGTTCGTCTTGTTCGCTTTTACTGCTTCCATAGCTCTGCTTTTTTACCTGTGAAGTCCTCCCACCGCTTGACGATGACGTCGCAGTATTTGGGGTCGAGTTCCATCCCGTAGCATTTGCGCCCTGTTTTTTCTGCGGCGATGAGGGTAGACCCTGAACCGAGGAAGGGCTCAATGGTTACGGCTCCAGTTGGTGCGCTCGATTTCATGACGCGCTCCATCATCTCGACGGGTTTGGGTGTGGCGTGTCCGTGCCTGTCTGCTCCTTTGACCCTTTCGAATTGCCAAACCTCCGTCATATTGTCGTGGGTGTTGTCAAAGAATGCGCGGGTCTCGTACCACTCCTCTTTGATTCTGTCGTGCTCCCGCTTGAGGTCGTCGTGCTCCCGCTTGAATGCGTCGTGCTCTTGCGCCGCCTGTTTGATTTTGTTGTAGTTCTCTGCCGTGATCAGACCCCATTGGCTCTTCGTTACCCAATGCCCCGCCATTTGTGTCCCTGTTATGCGGTTGAGGTCTGCCGTAGTCCATCCGCACTTCTTCATCTCTTGCACGAGGTAGGTACGAATCGGCTCCCAGCCTTCCCAGTAGTTGTCGGCGTTGTTGTTGAACCCCTGCTCTCCAAGCATAAAGAAGAGGCAATGCTCGGTCGGGTGATACATTCTGCGAGATTTCAAGGGCACACCACTTACGAGCATCGTTGGGTTGTCCTCCTTTTTGTCCCATGTTATTTCGTTCCTAATGGTTAGCCGTTCGGACTCTTCCAACCCTCCACGATACCACAACCGCCAAAGGTCGGGAGCGTTGCCCCAAATGTACGCGGAGGCGTTGTCTTCGAGGTGTGGACGAAATGCCTTCCACCAATCCATTTGGAACTTGTCCAGCTTATCCGAGTACAGGTTGTCATTGAGTACCCCGTCTTTCTCTTTGCCCATCCCGTAGGGCGGGTCGGCATGAAGTAGGACGGCTTTGTCTCCGGCCATGAGAAGGGCCACGTCCTCGGCTTTAGTAGAGTCCCCACACAAGAGGCGGTGCTCACCCAACATCCAAAGGTCGCCGGGTTTGGTTGTCGGCTCTTCCGGCACTTCGGGCACTTCGTCTGCGTCGGTCAAACCTTCCACGGGTTCCTCTTCAAGGGGTACCTCCAAGCCCCAGTCGTCGAGCTCTTCTGCGTCCCACTCGTTGGCGAGCATATCCCAGTCCCACTCCCCGAAGGCGAGGTTGTCTTTGATGACAAACTCCTTTTGCTTGGCTTCCTCCCACGTGGCGACGTAGACGGGCACCTCGGAGAGCCCTGCCATTTGTGCTGCTGTCAATCTCATGTTGCCACCCAAGACAACGTAGTCGGGGTCCACTACGATGGGTCGTGCTTCGAGCATCTCGGGGAACTCCCGGAGGCTTTTGACAAGCCTGTTGAGTTGGTCTGTGCGAATCGTCCGAGGGTTATTCGGATTCGTCCTCAGTTTGTTGGTCGCGATACGTGTCGGCTGTGTTGATGACATTGCGAAGGGTTTCTCGTATGTGGTAATCGTTGACGGCGAGGTTGAGGAGTATCTCCCACGACTCGAGGTTGCGGTAGTATGCTCCCATGCTTGCCTCGTCCTCGTTCACCTTCTTCATGGTGAAGACGAGCCAGTCGTCGGACTCATTCAGCAGGCGTTTGACTTTTCGGATGGTCATGCGTTTGACACTTTGGGGCGGTTTTGTTTGACACTATGCGTTGAGGAAGAGCTGCCACTTTTCGTGGATGTCCCTGTCGTATTGGAGGAGGTGCTTCATATTTCGCTCGCTGTACATCGCGGTGGCGTGGTCCCTGTCGAGCAACCGCCCGATAGAAATGTATGTCCACCCGCAGTCGCGAAGGTACTTGCAAATTATTTGCCGCGCTTCGACCTTCTCGCGGTGCCTGTCACGTCCGATGACTTCGGCCCATTCCACGCCTAAGCGTTTGGCTCCACGCTTGCACCTGTGGACGGCGACGGTCTTGTCCTTGCTCATATCGTGCAAGGCTCCGACCTGAAGCCAGACGTGGTTCAGTAGTTCTTTCTGGTCCATTGTACGGCACATACGGCGAGGCGTTGCTTCTCGTTGGGAAATTCAGTGACCATGACCTCGTCGGCCATGCAGCGGTGGATGAAGTCGTCCATCTCTTCGGACGCTTTAGGAATTGGTATCGGCATTGTGTACTAATCTTTGGAGTTCTTTCATGAGGGTCGAGTTGCACGATCCACAACTTGTGGCCTGCTTGTCCGGCCCGAGGTATTTGCGGGCGAGCTCGGTGAGCTCTTCAGCCCTGCGGAGGCGGTTGTCACGCTCGAGAAACTCGCGGATGCGTTCGATGTCTTTGGGTGTGACTGTTGCTTGCCACTTACCCAACGGACACGACGACACCTTGAAGCGGGTTTTTGCGGGCATAAAGCAGCCGCAAAGAGGGGAGTCGGTGAGGGCTTCCTTGACCAAAGGTCCACAGGAGGCCGTCTTCTCGACGTAGTGCTCGCAGTCACGGCAGACGGCGAGGCGGCTACTTCTGGTTTGTGCGCTGACGAATAACATCTCGGAGCTTCTTTTTGGACTGGCTGATTGACTCGTAGAGGACGGAGGCATTGATGCCCGACTCGCGTGCGAGCTGTGCCATACTCCACCCGTCAAGGTAAAGAGAAAGGACGTTTCTATCAAACCACGAGAGGTGGTTGGTCATGATCATCGCCTCCTCTTTTTTTATTGCAGCGGTGAGGTCGTAGTCGGAGACGGGCGTGGTGTCGGGTGTTTCGTGTATTTGGTAGAGCTTTCGGAACTGGTCGATGGACAATGTCCACATGACGGTGTTGAAATATCCCGAGAGGTTTTCGAGGATGTTGGTATTTCTCTCGAGGGTGTCGATAGTTTTAAGGTATGCGTGGTGCACGAGGTCGCGATTGTCGGGGTGAAGGCGACGGGCCTGCGAGACGAGGCCGTCGTAGTTCTCCACGAACCACGCGTCAAAGTCCCTTCGTGCTTTTGAGTTCATCGACTTTCCGCTTGTAGTGGTGGTACATACTGTCGAGCTCCTCCCTACTCCACCGGGCCGTCATCTTGGAAGCTATCAAAAGAGCTTCGGCCGTGCCTTCGCCGTACAGTTCGTCCAGTCGTATGGAGAACTTGTACTGTTCGCCGCTTCGGAATCCGTTGCACCGCTTGCACTGAAACTGGACGTTCTTCTCGTCCCATCGTGTCTTCATGCAGGCGCGGCTCATGAAGTGCCCCGCGTCGACCTCGGTGTAGTGGCGCATGGATCCGCAGGTAAAGCACTCACCCATCCCCCGGTGGTCGCTCGCTCGAAGGCGGACGAACTGGCTGAACACCGTGTCCAGCTTCTTGACCATCGTGTTCCGAGGTGTTGGGGTACGGGATGTGCTCCCACCGCCCGCGCTCGTCCGTTTTGACGCGCTTGATTTGCTTGGCCTCTTGGAGTTCTTTCTGCTTGGCTTCACGTTCCTTTTGGTATTTGGCGTACATCTTTTCGAGGTCTGCGTCGGAGAGTCGGCTGGGGGTGTGCTTCTTCAGCTCGCTCCAGTTACCCTCCCGCATCTCGGCGCGTTCGCCTTCGTACCTCTGAAATATATCACAAAGCTCGGGAAGTTTCAAACGCTCGTAGCCGGGGCGATACACGCCCGTCTTGAGGCGGTAGGTGATGAGCCGCCACTCTTCGAGCTTCATGGCAGGGAACTCTCGCATGAGATGGTGGACCGCATCGAGCAGGTCTTGGTCTGCCGTGATCGTCTTGTTGTAGTCGAGGTAGGTGAGGCAGTCCTTGAGCATCAGGAGAAGGGCCGCCTCGGTGCGGGCGGGCGATTCTCGGTATGCGAGCAGCACGTTGGTACCTTCACGCCAAGCTCTCTCCGGATTGAGCGGCGAGCCGCCGGAGATGGTCTGCAATGAGTGAGCCGTCTGACGGGCCAGATCTTTTGGTTGCATTGTTTTTGAATTGTGGGGTTCGACGTATCCAACCGCGCGCGGCGGCCTTCCAATCTTTGATAGGTTTGTTTTTGCCTTGGGTCCATCCGTTGGCCTCGTAGTAGTCAAAGAAAGCCATCGCGTCGGATTCCTCCGCACCGACCTCCTTGAATGCTCCAATCACCTCCTCCAAATCCCTCGGGCGTGCCCCTCTCTTTTTAGATGTGTTGTTCTTTGTTCTTTCTCTTGTATTAGTAGGGGTATCATTTGGGGATGCTGCCTCCCCATTTTGGGGACTCTGCTTCCCCATTTTGGGGATGCTGCCTGCACGAGTTGTGACGTTTCGCACGCGTCCGTTGAACGTAATCTCCACAAACCCCAACGTCTCGAGCTTCTTGAGAGACCTTCCGACGGTGTTTCGGCTGATGCCGTACTCCTCCTGGATGGTGTCGTTGCCCTTGTGGAAGCTCTTGCCATTGCCGGAGAAGGAATCAATCTCGGCGAGCAAGGCGCGGTCGACCAACGTGAGCCGCTTGTCCAACCAAATCTCTGCGGGGATCCACACCCCCTTGAACTGTCTTTCCATGTTCGCAAAGTAAGGAGGAGGAGGTCAAACCTCCCCCTCTCTTATCGGTTCGAGGTTCTTGATTTCGTGCTCCCGCCACTCCACCTCCCCGTTGAGTTGGAGGTAGGTAGTGTTTTTGGTGGCTACGATTTCGGCGGCGTGCTTGAGGATGCCGCGCGGGTTGCGCTTGATCCAGTTGGTCACCGTCGCAGGTGTGACCCCAAGCTCCTCGGCGCACTTCTTGTTTGTTCCGAAGTGCTTTTTGATGAAATCCCTCATAGGTACAGTTCTGGGTTGTTTTTGATGGGCAGACGATTCCGATGGTTCTTTCGGTAGTTGTAGATATTCTCAATCATGTCCAAAAAGAGGTCAGATGTCGGACAGTTGTGCCACATTTGTGGGTAGGCCTCGACCTGCTTGAGCAACCACTTGCTGTCGAATGCTTTGATTCGTGACACCTTGACCAACGCCGACACAAAATTCTGCTTCCCTGCCCACTTCGCGGTGTCTCGGAAGTCGAGGTAGGTGTAGAGCAGCTTGTAGGCCGTGTCCATATCTCCGAACTTCCAATGTCCCAGACGCATAGATGAGCCAACCTGATGAAGCCTTTTCACGCCTTCCGGCAACTTGCTCGCATTTGATCGCACAACACCATCGGAATACATGCAAAATCTCTCGTTGGTGAGAGTGTTCTGGGCGAAAAACACCGTGATGTTCAACGATGTCAGCCCCTCTCCACGGCATACCTCAATCCATTGCAAGAGCTTTTTGTATTGTTCCTTTCCTTGTGATGCGTGGTAGTTAATCCAGTCGAGGGTCGTCCAGTTGGAACCTGCAGTGTTTGCGTTTGCAGCATCCTCAACCGTGATTCCCTTTCGGACGATGTACATGACAGGCACCCCGAGCTCACGACAAGCATCGAGGCGGTGCTGTCCATCGGCGACCTCGTACTTCTCATTTACCACGATGGGAATTTGAAGTCCGTTCTGCCGAATCTCTGTCATCAACTGCTTCACCTTGGTAGGGTTGATTTCTCGATTGCCAACCATGAGCTTGAACATGTCATAGTTGTCGGTCTGCATGACCTGCATGGCTGTCGCCGTGGATACTGGCGACGATGTGATGGTTTTTGAAAACATTGTTTTGAGAGTTATGTTGTTTGGTATTCGAGTTCGAGTTCGAGTTCTTGCTCTTGTGGTGAGATGAATTCCCGCCACCACGTCGGGCTGCCTCGGTGCATCGCCACCGTCCTCCATTCGTCATCCCAGACGTGCACCTCGTAGAGGTAGGAGGGCTTGCGACCCGGGAGCGGTGAATGCTCCCAAGCACACAAGTACGTTCCTGCGACCTTAGGTTGCCCCTTGGTCCACATCTCGCGGGCCATCATGGGGTTACCTCGTCTTTGATGATTCCACGACAGCGGAGGGCAATGCGTGAAGCCAAGAGGACGGCCTCCTCGTAGTGGTTCTGGGTAGGGTCTCCCACCACCTGCATAGCCACGCCCACAGCCCACGAAGCGATAATACCCTTGGTCGCGTCGGGATCGGATGAACGAGAGCCACCACCGCCACTCGCTCCGCCGGGAGTAAAGCCGGGGCGGTCGAGCTTGAGGCGCGGCCCCCACTTCGTTTGTTGGTGTTCCTTCACGACGACCTCGTCTCCGACGCTCCACTTGTCGGGGGTCAGGGCGTTCACTTCTCCCACCATCCCGTTCTCAAGGATGCAGTCGAACTTGTAGAAGGTCTTCCCGTTCGCATCGAAGGTGCCCTGCGGGGTCAGGTTTTGGATTTTGGTTTGTTCCATTGGGTTGAATTTAAATGGTTCTTTCTCGTAGACGCGGCCGATGTTGTAGTCCATCGGCACTAATTTGATGGCGAGGTTGCGGGCGGACTCTATGTCGGTAGCCACGAAGGACATCGTACGCCAGTCGTCGCGGTCGTGGCCGTAGTGATAGTGGACTTCGTAGCGGTTCATGAGTTCCGCTGGATGTCGCGTTTGAAGGCATCCCACAGCGCGTCAAATTTGCGCTTGAACTCGTCTACGTCGCGGACGATTTCTTGGCGGGTGAAGTTGGCCGTCCACTCGTTGAAGTCGTCGGCAGGTTGGTCGGGGTAGATCGTGTGGGATATTCCGTTAGGCTTGAGCATTGTTTACAGGTTTTTGGTGTCGAGGTAATATGCCATGTCCTTCCGAAAGCTGACGAGTTCCTCGTCGGTCATCTTCGGGAAGACGTTCTTGCGGAGTTCCACGATGAGGCGGAAGGCTTCGTCTTGTCCGTGGTTGGTGATTGGTGCGTCCATTGGTGAGGGAGTTAAGGGGGCCGGAGCCCCCGTTGGGTTTATGCTGTCAACTCGATACAATCGAGGTACTCTTGCCAGGTGATAACCTTGCAACGCTTAGGCGATACACTGACGATGTTGCCCGTGTGCGTCTTAATGTCTGCGAAGGTTTGGACGTTGGTGTCGTAGTCGCCTCCGTCGTTCCATACGTTCAGGACTTCTCCGAAGATGCCGTTTCCAGCGTTGACAAATTTGCCGTCGATTGGGTGTGTTTGTGTGTCATTCATGTCCCAAAGATAGAAACAAATTTTCATTTGTCAAGTGTTTGATGAACTTTTTTTTCATTTACGCAAAGAAAAAGCCCCCCGACGTTTCGGAGGGCTTCACCAAATAACACTAAATGCACCTATTCCTTCTCGAAGAACGAGAGGCAGAGAGGGGTCACGCCGACCCCAGCCAAAACAATGCCCTGCCAAGATAGCCCAAACTCATGAATCTGCCAAAGAGCCTCGAGCACAACTGCACCCCCGATGGTTCGTTTGGCACTCCACCGTCGGATGTCGCCCTTGGTCTTGAATACTTGCGTGATGTCGATGGCCGAGATAACCTTGACCCACGGGTTCACGTTGCCTCCCGCACTTCCCATATGTACTCGTCTTGGCGTTCTTGTACCCGTGCCCACCATCCACCCAACCGTGGCGTGGCGAAGTTCTTCTCGGTGGCCCATCCTGCGTACCTGTCCCCGAGCTTCTTGTAGCTTCCGAGGCGTAGGTGGTGGACGGTGCGCTGTTCTACGCGGTAGGTTTGGCTGATGCGGTCGATGGTCACGGGCAGGTGCCACTTCTGGTGGTCGTGCCCTCGCAAGATGAAGTCCGCGTCGGGGAAATCCTTTTGGTCAATATCAGCCCCGAGGATGCCCTTGGAACGCTTCGCCCCTCCTCCATATCCGTGGTGGTAGTGAACGTTGAATCTACGCCGTCCAGAGCCGTTCCTGTGGGGTTGTACGACGAGCCAGCCTGCATACCCTCCGACCTCGACGTGACCACCGTTGGCGTTGATGATTTGTGCCACCCTGTCGATGGGTGAGACCATCATGCGTTTTTCGATGTTCGTCTCGTGGTTGCCCTTCGAGATAAACTTGATGACATCGGCGTACTTCGACAGCTTCTCGCCTACGTCTTGGATGACCTCATCGACGTAGACGCACGACTTGTATTCGGGTCGAAGGTCGGAGTAGTTACCACGGGGGTCGAAGCGGCCCTGCATCAAATCAAACAAGTCCCCGAAAATGAAAACTCCCGCCCCCAAGTTCTGCGCCTCTTCGAGGTGCCTGTGGAGGAGGGAGCGGTCACACTTGACGGAATCGTAGTGGATGTCCGAGATGAAGAGGAAGTTGTCGGAGGCTCCCCGTTTGGGGAGGTTGACATCGACGGCGTGCACCGTCCTGCTTTTGCGGGTTAATTCCATGCGCGTTTAATATACCCACGTTACATTGCTCTCCTTGTTTGGGTCCATGTCAACGTGGATGAAATCCTTGCCGATACCTATGCGGGTGAAGTCCGCATCGAGCAACGCCTCAATCATGAGGAACCGCTTGCGGGAAGTGGGCACAGCAATATCCACAGCCCACCCGAGTAGATGGCTCGATTTTGGACTTCCGTTGACCGACTTGTTGTGCGCTACTGTGCGCACCCCCGAAGTGATAATAAAAGGGAAGCCCGCAATGTCGCGGGCCACATCCAACGCCTCCAATACTTGGGGCTCCATCAACTCCCCGGAGCCGGGGCTGTCGGGGCTGTCGAACTCGGAGAGTTTGAAGTATTTGTACATCAGAGTCCCTTTTTAGCGAGGAGCACCTTGAGCTCGTGGATACCTTCGACGCACTCCTTGAGCATCGTCTTCAGCTCTCCTTGGTCACTCTCGAGTCGGTACACCCGACCCTTCAGCTTTGCCACCTCGCTGTTCAAGTTTACCCAAACTCCGACCGCCGTGAGTATTGACGGCACCAAAGTTATCCACGCTTCGCTGTTCATGTAGCCATTTTTTAAGTCGAGTGATATTGTCCTGTCGGCTCATCGAATAGTCCGTAACAGTTTACGGCCCAAGTCCGGGTCAAACCCATCGGCACCGATGGAGATGGTCATGCCGTTTTGGTAGTAGGCCGTGTACTCTGGAATCATGTCCGCGTCGGTGTTACTCGTGTATTCGGGGAATGAGTTCGAGTTGAACATGAGGTAGTCGACCAACCGCGTCGTGTAGAACTGGGCGTTTTGCCGTGCGTTTTCAACCTCGCGGTGCAGGTCGTCGGGGCCGATTGCTTGGGTGTTCTCCGCCGTACGAATAACCAACCCCCCGTTGTCGAGTTTGACGTACAGGTTCGGCAGCATCTCGACCATCGACCACCAGACCGTCGCCTTGCGAACATACGAGTCGAGGAGCGTGGCATACGCACCTGCCACCGTGCCCGCGCTGATGTCGGCCTTGAGCTTGTTGAGGAGGTCCGTGCCGAGGTATTGTTGGAGGTACTTGTCCTGTGCCAAGATGATGGCAGGAACCATGACCGCATCCTCCACGCCACCGTTGAGCTGGGTGATGCGTTTGATGTAGTCAGGGTTGACGAAGAGAACTTCTGCTGTTAGTGCCATTTATCGAGGGGTTTTGATGTTACGGGCGGCCTCGTTGGAAGGAAGGAAGCCACGGTTGACCATATCGCGGGGACGCTGTGCAACCTTGCGGTCGTTCGTGGGGATTGGTTCCAGACCAGCCTCGCGAATGATTTGTCGGGCGCGGTTGACGCTCACCTTCTTGTTGTTCTTGCGGAGGTATGTGCGACGCTCCCAGAAGTGCTGGCACGACCCGCCCCCCTTGTACAGGAACAGGTCGTAGGTGTCGGCTCCATTTGGCCCCCATCCGGGATTCACGGCACGCTGTGACGCGGCTTCGATGTCTTCCTTGCGCCATACGCGGTCGCCTGCGCTTACCATGCGCGCACAAAAGTCGCGGCTCTCATGGTTGGGAGTGCCCGTGACCTTGGGCATATATGCGTAACGTACCTTGATGAGTTCGTTGTCTTGCTCCGAGGAGGCTTGTGGCTTGCCTGAAGGAACCGTGGCAAACGTCCACATAGCATCCTGTACGGCCTCGGTATCGTAGTCGACCTTTCGTGCGTCGATGAGTTCCCACTCGTCGCTCACATCCTCGCCCAAGTCAATCAGGAAATCGCACGCGAGGTTCAGGTCAACCGCCTCCTCCGAGGCTTGAATCTGCACCGATTCGGGTTCGCTGATGGTTACGATGGCGTTGGCATCGGCAGCACCCAGAATCGATTCCACCGCGTTTTTCACGATGCGCTGGTATGGTTTGACCACCTGACGGTCGAAGAGTTCCGAAGCAATCTCCAGCTCTTGCGTATTGCCAAGCTGTCCCGCCGTCTTGACTCCAAACATGGCCGAAGACACCACGCGGTGTCCTATCATGATTTTGTCGGAAACTTCCGTCGAGAGGAACTGGTACTGCTTGTCAGCATCCGAGAGGGGGAACGGCTCAAAGTCGGGTTTCCTTTCGGGAGAATCCGAGTACGTCACGATGAACTTGCCCGCATTGGTAGCCCCTGCGAGTTGACGTTCGATGTCGTTGCGAATCTTGCGTCGCTCCTCGCTCGCTGGCACCCCGTTCTTGAAGTGGATGGTGAACGAAGGGGCGAGGCCGTTCTTGATGTTGTTGATGTGATACTTCCCGATTTCCTTGTCGAGCTCGATATAGTCGATGCTTCCGATGTAGTCGGGCTTGGGGTAGTAGTAGGAACCGGGCGAGAACGGCTTGACGTACAAAATTTGAGTCGGGTGCTCGTTCTTCATGGAAGGGTCGAAGGCGTGGACCGCGATGGGTTCCTCGCGCTTGTCCGCCCAATCCTTGGAATAATAGTACCAGTGGCAGTCCTCGTTCTCGTCGACCTCTCCCGAGCGGAGGTTCTCGAAGGGACAGTGCCGTACCTTGGAGATGGTCGTGCGGTCGATGCTATACACGACCTCCAAGGCGAAGCCGCCTTGAATCTTCAGGTCTACGCACGCCTTGCGGATTTCATCGTCCAACCCCCACTCTTCAATCTTGAGCCGCGATTCCAACGTGTTGGCCTGCACACCGTCGCCGAAAATCATCATAGCGATAGAAGTGCAGAGGGCGTTGTGCGTCGCGCTCGACTTGTAGAGGTCGATGAGGTACTGCGGGAAGAGATTGTCGTCGCCATACTGCACCCACCCTTCGTGGCTGGGAATCTCGGCGTACGAGCGTTCTTGGTATTCTTTGAGCTTCAGTAGTTCCATTTCACTCGTAATATATGACGTTATCCGGGATGCTCACGTTAGGAATAGTCCACGCAGGCTCGTCGCTGACCTTGCACGCCCCCACCTCGCAGATGCCAACCACCGACGCGTCGGTCGGGTCGAGGTTCGTGTCGGAGTTTTGGCCCCAAATCTTGAAGGTGTAGAGACCGCTTTCGGTGATAAGCAACTCGCCGTTGACGGGGTCGTCGTTATTCGTGGGAAGGCTTGCGCGGGTGTAGCGTTCGTTGTCTTCCGACCAGTTCAACACACACGCAAAAGAGGCCGCCGTCGCTTGATTTTCAAGGACGAGCAGGTAGTAGGTGAACGACGCGAGAAACTTACGGCTCTGGTAGGGTGAGACGTAGATGTCGTTGGTGCCGGAGTTGGGTGTGAGGTGTATCATCTTTGAACCAAAAAGGGGAGAGCATTGCGCCCTCCCCCTCCTTGTTATGCGGTCATAAGGTCGTGCCCTTATGCGGTAGTCGTGAAGGTCAGGTTCGCACCCGTAGAGTCCAAGAACGGAGCAGGGATAGCCTCCTCTGCCGTGAACTCCAAGGTGTACCCGTTGAGGTCTCCGAGAGCCGTACCAGAAGCAATCGTGCCACCCGTCAATTCAACACCACGAGTGTGGCCCATGACGAAGTAGTTGTCGTTGTTGTCTTGGACGACGATAGCGAGGCGACCCTTTGCCAAGTTTTGAATCTCGGTGATGTCGGCCGCGACGGGCTTGTTCAAAACGAGAGAGAGAACTTGCGAGTAGAACACCGTGCCGTTTTCGACGGAAGCGTTCACCGTTTGCGTGAGGCTCGAGCTGTTCTTGGGTGACACGTAGTCCTTGAGAATGAGGGCGGCAGAGGCATCAGGAATTTCACCCGAGGCAACGGCATCCCACATACCTTCGACAAACGACACCGTAGCGTCGGCGTCGAACGACGTGGCAATCCAAACCTTCTTGACCCCTCCGAGGGCATCGCGGCATGGGAGCGAGCGACCAGTAAGTGTGAGGCTACAAGCCATGATTCAGGGGGTTTATGAGGTTCGGGGGAGCCGAAGCCCCCCCGTCACTCGGTTTGTCAATTAGGAAGTGCGGCGTGCGACAGCCAAAGAACCAGCGTCCACGATTTGCGTACCTCCGCTGAACTGCATGATGATACGCGTCACGTCGTCACCCGTCACGTCGCGCAAGTTCAAGATGCTCGCGTTGACGTGGTCGGTCAACAAGTCGGTACCGAAGTACAGTTGGTTGGGGTTGCAGAAGAGCACGGTGTCGTTAGGACATCCAGAAGCAGCCACGATGGGGAAGCCCATGTACGTCAAAGGACGTGCCTCACCAACGAACGTTGGAGAGTAAGCAGCAGCAGCATAGCCAGTCGTGTCTGTGGCGTTAGCTTGGAAGATGCTCGTGCCAGCCATAGCGCGCTGGAGCAAGAACAACGACTTCCGGCTCATGTAGATAACCGCTTGTGCGTCGGACTGAACTTCGCTTGGAGCGTTGTTCACTACGTCCTGCAAGTGCGTCAAGATACCCGTCGTCGCGTCAGCGTCAGCGGTGAAAGCACCTGCCACCTCTGCGTCGTATCCGAGGGAGGCTTCAGCCGTTACAATGTGATTCCACAAGCCCTCGAAAGCATCACCCAAAATGCCACCACCGCTCAATGAAGAATCAGTAGGGTCGAATTTTCCGCCCCACAAGTTGATTTCCACATTTTCAGCAACTTTAGCGGCCACATACTGGGCGACGTAGGTCGTGAAGTCGGCAGGAGCGGAAGAATTTTGTCCGTTCATCTGCATACCTTCCCACGTTGCGCGGAGGTCTTCGTTGCACACTTGCTCGTTGACCTTCAAAGCGGTGGCCGTCAACACGGCTTCGCCCAAGGTCAATTGGCCCGTGGTGGTAGAGAAAGCACAGTCGTCGTTGGCTTGGATAGCCGCGCCGGAGAACTTCCGGAGGACTGCCTTGCTGTGGACGTTTTGCAGAACGCTCACGTAGTTGTTCGCGATGGTGTCTGCGGACAGGATAGCCGCCGCCACGTATGGGCGGGCCGCCTCACCTGCATAGGTTCCGACGCCGATGGTGGCGTTGGCGAATTGGTATTTGCTCATTTTGATGAGAATTGGTTGTGGAGGGCGGCGACGCGCTCCGTGAGAGTAAGTTTCGACAAGTCGAGAGGCTCGTGGCGGACGCTTGGTGCTTTGTGCTTCAAGCCCGCTTCGGCGGCCTGCTTCTTCATGTCTTCGAGTTCTGCTTTGATAGCAGCCAGTTCGAGGGCTGCTTCCGTTTCTGCCACTTCCTCCACGACTTCTTCCACGACCTTCTCGGCTTTGGGTGCTTCGGGGTTCACGGCAGACATTTCTTCCTTGTCCTCGATAGATTCGAGGGCGGCCTTGATCATCTCCTCGACCTCTTCCTTGGTGACGTAGGCAGGCTTTTCTTCCTCCTCTGCTTCCACTTCCACCTCTTCGGTCACCTCTTCAGATGCCTCCACCTCTTGGGCGGGCTCTTCTGCGGGGGCTTCCTCTTCGGGAGCTTCAGCAACGGAAGACACCACACCGCCTTCACCCACAACCACCATGCGGCCATCGGCCAAGGTGTAGTCGCCGGGAGGCAATGGAATCTTCTCGCCTTCGTCGTTGATGATGTACGCCTCTACACCTTCGGCGAAGGCTTCAGCGTCCGTGTAAATGACCGTCCCGTTTTCAAGGGCGGCCTCGGCCATTTCGGTGCGTGGGGCTTCGGTCACCGTCAGGTTGACGTTGAACTTGTTGAAGACCTCCTGCACGCGTTCTGTGATAGTCATGAGAGTGGCTTTTATTGTATAACCTTTTCGAGGGGTCAATCCTCAAGTGAATCGAGAGTTTTTTTCAAGGCACTCCACAATTCCTCCTTCAGTTTGGCCTCTGCCCACCGTTGTGCGGCCTTGCCTCCCCACAGCAAGTACGAGATAGTCCCACACGCTGACGTGTCGCTGGGGTCATAGTATTCCTCCGCCCGTGCGAGGTACGATGCCATGCGCTTGACGGTCTCAAGGGAGACGGGTTCGCCGTTAGCAAGCTGTTGTGCCCGAACCTTTCCCACCTGCGTGGCACACTTGTTGCCATTCTTTTCGTTGAGTTCGATGCCACGCTTGGCATTATTGCGCACCGCCTCGGGATAGTCGTCGTAGGATTCCATCACGACGCGCTTGCCGTTCTTGGTGCGTGCATCCTGCTTGACGATGGCACGGGTGAGCTCTGCAAGCATCTCGTCCTCGCTGTTCTTCTTCATCTTGTCAGCGAAGTATCCCTCGATGGAGAACCCTTTGACCTTGCCTTCCTTCACCCACTCCTGCCAGATGGCATCGTTGTCGACCTTTACGGCTACCATCCACGTTCCCACAGGCACGTCCAACCCGTAGAGGGCCGACTTGTCCTTCTCTTTGTTCTCCACGATCCACGACTCTACGACGGTGAGGCCGTTGATTTTGTGTTCGTGTTCGAGGGTGTGGTTGGCTTGGTTGCCGTGCTTGAGGTACAGCTCCGACGCTTTGCGCACCGTGCCCTTCGAAAAGTAGACGTAGAACTCGTCCTCCCCGTTGCGTCGGTAGATGGGTTTGTCAGGTACGAGGGCAGGGCCGAGCAGGATGTGCTTGTCGGCATCGGCTTCGGCAAAGGCCAGTTTCTGCTCCTTCAAGGCAATGAAGTCGAGCTCGATGGCGGGACGGTCGACGATGCTGATGGCATCAATGCCGTACAGCTCCGCCTCTTCGTCGATGATTAGTTCTACGATTCTCATCCGATGAGGGTTTGGTCTTTGATTTTCTGGTTTGCTTGTTGGGAGTTGCTCACATTCTCCGCGAGGACATACGCCCGGATAGGTTGGTCTTGCCCCGCTCCTGCTCCGAGGAATCCGAGGTCGAGAGTCGGAGCCCCGACACCTGTTCCGCCGCCTCCTGTCGGAGCAGACAACGACCCCGTAGAAGTTGTTGACGCGCCGCTGTTGAATTCTGTTTTTGCGATGGTGGCGATTTGTGCCGCTCCTGTTGCCGCTGCAAGGAGGGCACCGGGGATACCCGCAGGAATACCCAAACCACCAGCAGCCGGAGCGATAGCACCCAACACCGCACTCGCGGTATTGAGCACAGCACTCGCGATGCCGAGGGATTTGTTGCGGTCAAAGGCTTTTTTGGCACTTGCCTCGTCGCTTTTGCTGAATGCGTCGTTGAGGGCTTGCAGGGCTCCAAGGGCATTGGATGCTAATTGGAAGCCCGCGTCGATGACTGCTTTTCGATTGTCGAGTTCTTGTTGATTGTATTTGTCGCGGATTTCGGATTTCTGCTTTTCGTACGCCTCTTCCAATCCGACCAAGATTTGCCCGCTCTCTTCCGCCGCTTTTTTCTTTTCTTTGTACCATTCAGTCAGGGCAGCTTCTTCACGCTGTTGGGCCGTTGCCAAGATGAGGTCGATTTCCGTCTGGCGGCCGATGATGTTGTCGACTCGTTCCTTTTCTGCGTCTGCAATCTCTTGGAGTTGCGCGAGGCGTTCGTTGTCCAATGCGATGAGCGACGTGGTGAGCTCGGTTTGAACGCCTGCGCTTGCGGCACGAGCGTCGGCGGCAGCAATTTGCGCCTCTGCCAAAGCGTCGAGCCTTTCCTCCGTTTCTCCTTGCAGTTGGATTTCTTGCCGCAATAATCGGGCACGCTCCTCGGCGATAGCTACCTGCTCGTCGGCACGCTCTTGGTCAATCTCTGCGGCAAGTTCTGCGGCGGCAATACGCTCCTCAATGGAAAGGCGTTCATCATCGCGCTGTCTTTTGAGTTCTTCCACGGCGGCCGTAGCTTCAGCCGTGCGCACATTGAGGTCGCGCTGGCGGTCGTCCAAGGAAATCATAGCACGCTCCAAAGCCGTGGCGGATTCCACCTGCTCAGTAACCGTAGCTATGAACTCGTCCTTGTATTCGATGACAGCGTCGACCGCGTCCGCTACTTTGTCCGTGACGTTCTCGACTCCAAGCACGACCTGACCCATCGCGTCGGCGGCAATCTTTCCGGCTTCGGCGAAGTTGCCGCTGAATGCCGCTTTGATAGCCTCACCCAACCGAGGGAAAAGGTTGAGCAAGCCCTCGATGCGTGTCTCGATGTTTTCTTTGATTGCGTTCTTGAGGTCGATGACGGCCTGCTTGGGGTTGCTGAAGGCGGCAAAGAGACGGTCTACGAGTGGCCCCGTGAGGTCGATGATGGTGTCGATGACAGCACCGATACCTGCCATCGCTACGCGCAAGGTGTCGGCGACCTTCTTGTTTTCGAGGAATGCGTCGATGATAGGCATGAGCACCTTGGTCACGAGCCCCAAGAGTCCGGTGGCCGCGATTGCCGTGCCTACTAACTTGAAGCCATCGGCCCCGACCTTGCCTGCACGACGCAGAAGGCTTCCCGATTTCTTGGCTTCTTTTCCTACATCTGCCGTGGCTTCTGCCACGCCTTCCATGCCCTCCTCGAGCTTTTTGGTAGCCTTGAGGAATTCGCCCGTTTCGGCATCAAATTCGAAGATGACCTCTTGCTTGCTTACAGCCATGACAGTAGAGCTTTAAGGAGGAACACACACACACCAAAAAATGCCGCGAGGTATGCCACCGCGAGGGCATAGTCCAAAGGCACCAACCACCACGGCAGGGTTTTCTTCACTTTGTTGGCTTGCAGCAAGTCAATCGCGGGCATTATGTGCCGGGGGTCTTTCATGTCGGTTGATTTGTTTGGTTCAAGGGACGGCAAACGTACAAGGGGGTCACACTTCCAACGGTGGCGGTGTTAGCAACCCATCGGTAGCCATACAACTCACAGCACGCCTTCGAACCCAAGTCAGGAGAGGCAGAACTCGAGCCGTTGAAGAGGACGATGTTGGTGCGTTCGTCGATGCTTGTGGGGGTGTCCTCGCAGATAGCCACGTCCGACAGTTCCTTGATGAGTTCCACCGTGCACAACCCCTCGACGTTTGCGTCGTAGGAGAGCTTCAGAACGCGCCAGTAGGAGTCACGGATGTAGATGCGGTCGGAGAACTCGAAGGTCGCAAGGTCGGTCTTGGACAGCCGCATAGAGCACCGCATGATGCGCGCCTCTTCCGAGTAGAGTTCGGTGGCGTATTGTGCCCAGTATTCGAAGTACAAGGTATTGACGGGATTGGCCGTCATAGGAATGAATCCGGCTTCCATGCCGAAGTTCAAATCGTACGACGTAAGGGCGGGCACGTTGACCGAGTAATTGCTGAAGCTCGGAAAGGTGGTGAGCGTTTGCTCCACACCCGTATCGTTTCGCAGGTACCATGTGCCGTATTCGTTCACAAGCCCATGATAGTAGGCCAGCATGGGCGGCGGGTTGTCAATGCCTGTGCCGTCTTGTTTTAGGCTCCGATGGATAGGAAACGAGCTGCCTGGAATGAGCGAGGTGATAAATGGAGCAAACGGCGTTTGAACCTTCTTTTCTCCCGTCGCGAAGTCGTTGGCCGGATCGTTGATGCGAAAACGTCCGTACACCCTGTCGAGGTTGCTGTTGACCGCTTCGCTGATGAAGTCCTTGCCGGGCGAATGTGTCCATTCGTATCGCTTGGCTTGGAGGTCGGTGGTGGGTGCGATGACCACGTCCATCGAGTAGTCCACCTTGTCGCTCCAATCCTTCGCCGTACCCGTGGCGATGTAGTCCATGTAGGGCTCGATAAGCAGGTGGTTCGGGATATTCTTGTCCGGGATGAATACGAGGTTGAACATCTTCTGCAAGCCGAGGACAAATTCGATTTGCTTCATTTCGGGCATATTGCGTGCCACGTCTACTTCAAAGCCCGAAAACGGAAAGCCACCAATAATTTCGAGCGACGTGCGAATGCCGTCGACGGTGGAGTCGTTGCCGATAATGGCGTGCCCGTGGCCTCCTGTCACGTTGCCCTTGACCTCGATAGTATCACCAGCGACCAAAACAAAGTCCTGAAAACCCGACGAGAGGTTGCTCGCAACGGGGATGATATTTGCGGCCGAAAGGAGAACGGTCGACCCATTCTTCACCACATCAATGAAGACGTGCTCGGTGTGTCCCGTTTGGTCGTAGGAGTAGGTCAGGTTAATGCTGTACCATCCCGTGTACGGGGCCGTGTATTGATTTGTCGTGTTGTCCCAGTTGCTTCCCTCATCGTTTCCGCCTGTGGCTTCATCTTCAAGGTCGAGTGTGGTGTACGACGACCCTGTATGGTTTGCCGTCAAGCCCGCCCGAGCGTTGGCTTCTTCCGATTCGCTTGACAGCGGCGTGGGCGACCCATTCAGGCCGGGCAGGTAGATTTTCTCAAACGTCTCGCTTCCCGTGGCATCAAAAAATGCCGAAGAATAGGTGAAGCCAGCGGCCGACATGATTTGGTCGAAGACGTATTTGGCTTGGAACATAGGGGTCAGCTCACCAAGGTACAGGCCGTCGGCTGCTGTCCACGGGTAATTGTAGGGGGCATTGAATGTCCAGTTGCCACCCTTGTCGATGAGGCCGTACACAATTTCGGGGCCGGGACTTCCGGCCGAACCAATCCAAGAGCCCACGACTTTGGCGTAGAGCAAATCGTGGTTGTCTGAGCTCAAATCCAACTCGGAGAGCATCCCGTCGCCGATGGCCGTCTTGAGGTCTACAGCACCACCAAAAAACACGAGTTCGATGTCGGCGTATTTCTCCTTTTGGAGGTACACCTGCTTCACCTGACAGAACCCCCGCATGATGGGCAGGGTGTTGTCTACCAATTCCGCCGCGATCTTGGTCTTGAGGTTGACACCCACCGCCGTAGTCGAGGGCACCTGTCCCAAGATGTCGAGGTTGTTCTGCGTCGCGGGGATGCGGAACGTCTGCGAATAGCTTCCCGTCGCTGCGTTGATGCTTTGCAGGTCGGTGAACTGAAGCGTGAGGTTGACGCTTTCGTCTTGGTAGAGGTCGACTTCCGACCCGTTGCAGTAGAGCCTTAACATCGGATGTCTTGTGCGAGTTCAATTTGGAACGACACGTCGAACGTCTTGCTCGTCGCCGGAATGACTTGGTACGAGTTGGTCGCGATAGTGCAAGGCAACCAGTCGCCCGACCCCACGCGGTACATGACATTCTTCGAGCGGAAAGCATACTGCAAGAGGTTGCGCTCCGATGCCGTGAAGAGCTGGTTGCGCAGTTGGTAGACCTCCTTGCCTGTCTTGTGGTATGGGGTCGTCTGACGGTCCCACGCATTAAAGTCGAAGCCGACGCTCTTGCGGTAGTCCTTGGACTCCGTTTGGAGGGTCTTGAGGTTGCGACCATCAAAGCGTAGGTAATCCCACCCGCCGACCGTGTTGGCCCATGCAAGCTGCACGGGGTCGTGCTTGATAGGGCGACAGTCGCGGTTGATGATGAGCGTGAAGGTGCGCTTTGCTGCCGTCGGTGAACCTCCGTCGGTTCCGAAGATGCGAATCTGATCCCAGTCGGGGTCCCATACCCCCGTGAAGACGACGGGCTGCAAGTTGGCCGGGCCTATTGGGAAGATGTAGTAGTTCTCGTCGAGGGCGGTTTTTGCCGTCACCGCATACGACTGCGTTTGAACTATGGCACCGTCTTTGTAGAGGTTGAATTCAATCTCTGCCCAATCGCTTGTCGTGCCCAAGTTGGTCGTGTGGCAGATAACCCCTACCGCTTCGTCCTCGTCAGCCATCGAGATGGTGATATCTTTGTTGACTGACTCCACGTCGGTCAGCCATCCCTTCGTTGCGATGCTGGTGGGGTAGTAGGTGGCAAAGCTCGGGTGAAGTCCCTGCGAGATTTGCTGTGTGCCTCCGAGAAGGTAGACGGCGGCCGTGTCGTCGTCGCTACCTAATGCGCTCCCCGTGTAGTCCTGCACGCCGATGGTATACTTGCGCAGGGCCGTCTGGTTAGGGTAGTTGAGGGACTGGCTTTTAATGTGTACGACCTCTTCCGTGCCGATGGTGGTGGAGGTGTTAGGCGCGGCCACGCGGCCCTCGGCAATGTCCGAGAGGTCAAAGTATCCCTCGTCGCTTGCGTTTGGCGTGATATAGAACGTGCCAATAGTTGACCCCGTGGAGGCATCGTTGCTTTCGTAAACACGCACAGCAAAGCGAAAGCCCGCCGGAAGGGGCGAGAGGCTCGTGCTGAATTTGAAGACGAGAGGCTGCCCTGCGGGACGCAGGAGGTCGGGGGCGGAGTCAATGGTGGAGGCCATTATTTCGGTTTGATGGTGATGTTGCCTGTCTTGAAGCTCATGTCCTTGACAAAGTCCTGGGCCAAGGCTTCGCCGAATTTGGCGGTGTATTTGGGGACGACGGTCTCAAGGGCCACCTCGTAGTATCTCAACCCGGCGATGCCGTTGCGCTTGATAGCGCGGGCGATCAGGTAGGCGGTGCTTCCAATACGATCACCACCTTTGGGTCCTTTCGATGCTATGAACTGCCCGTTCTTTCCTCGTGGTCGGATGTTCTTGGCTCGCATCCATTCGCGAATAGCGTCGGACGGCGGCTGCTTCTGACGATACGAGAAGGGCGCGTTGCGGTTCTTGTGGGTGCCGTTGACCCCCCAATGGATGAAGGCCGCGTACGGCAGAGGACTCCCGAAGGAGACCTTGCCGCCGCTGATTTTGTACTCGAGCGATTTCTGAAGAGAGCGCGAGGCTACGCCGTAGCTTCGGTTTTTCCCGATTCTACGGGAGCCGAGGGTACGTTTCGCGGCGTTGTTGACATCCTCCGCAAAGTCCTTCAGTATCTGCTCGAAGAGGTTCACGAGTGTTCGCGAGCGTAGAGGATGGTACGGTCGACCGCGCCCGATACCTTCACCTCCTTCACAGGGAAGGGAAGGAACTGGCAAGGCTGCGTCGCGTCGAAGTTGACGACGACCTCGGCACGGTTCGAACCTTCCACCAAGCGGAAGTTGATGACGTGGGCTTCGTTCGTGGTGATGCTCAAGTGGTCGCCCACTTTGTAGCCCGTACCAGCCCCGTCACATATTAAAGAGATGAGCACCCCGCCAGCGTCAAAGAGATAAGCAAAGGTGGCTCCGCTTCCATCGCTGTCGATGTTCGTGGCCGCAATAGAGCTACCCGCAGCCGCTCCGGTGTGCGTGGGGAGGCCGTTGGAGATGCCCGGAATTTGCGAGGGAGGGGAGAGCACGACCAAAGGCGCGGCATATTCGGTGCCGGGAGGTACGACGGTGACCTCTACGTCGACATCAGCGGCGGAGGCGATATAGGACGACCCGACGGGCAACGTTTGGAAGCTGTCGCTCGCTTGAACGGTGAAGGATCCGTTGAGGTAGTAGTTCATTTTTTGGTTGATTTGCCGAGGATGACGGCGTTGAGGATGCGCTTGAGGAGGTCGACGATACGGTCGTCAGCTTCCGTTTCGGTGATGGCCGTGATGGTACCTGCGGCGGTGATAACGGCGAGGGCGATTTCGGCCCAATGTTCGATGAAGAATTCCATGTGTGGAGTTTAGAGGGTTTCAGGTTCAGGGAACCAGCCGTGGTCGACCATGTATTGGTAGTCGCGTACGGTGGCCGTGCTCGGAATGATTTGTCCGAAGGTGATGCTCGTGTTGTTTTCGATGAGTGCTTCGAGTCCTGCCTTCTCTTCTTCGGGCACCTCGGGGAACGCACTTACGAGGCGCGTGAGGTCCACGTCGGGCGAGCAGTAGATGACGAAGTCGAGGTCTACCTGTAGGGCGTACTGCCCCCCTTCGGGTGTCGTGGTGTCGAGGACTTCGCCCGTGTCAGGGTCGAGGGTGACAATCGGCTGGGGGTTGTCAGGGTGTGCGATGACACCGAAGACGATGCCGTCGGCTTGGTAGTCGTGTTGCTTCGCTTCGGGTGCGGTGATGTTGTAGAGTTCGCGCGTGATGAGATGGGCGCGCTCTTGCGACGTGAGTTCGTCGTTGGGGAGGGTTATGATATAGCTCATGGGTAGATGCTGTAGAAGTCGTTGACGTTGGTTTCGATGGCCGTTCGGTTGCTGGTTTGGTCCGATGCATACAAGACAATTTCCTGCATTGTTCCATTCCAAAGATTGGTCGAGGCAACAGAATTTCGTCCGAGCCGAACGGTTCCCCCGATGGCTTTTTGAGTATAGGCCAACCCCGTGTTAATGACTGACCCGTTGAGATAGCTTGTGCCGCTACTTGGCGCAATGGCAAAAATGGCGTTCAGTTGTTGTACGGTGCTATTGTGCGCCGTTCCTCTCCATGAGCCGTCATAATATGGCCCCAATGCACTTCCACGTCCATCAAAAATTACTCGGCCGCTTTGTGAATCAATCGTCCAAGCATTAGCGAGTGCGACATTGCTTTTGGTGACGCTGAAAAAGCTGTAATCGCTTGCGGCATTAGTTAAGCCTGTGAGGTCCATAAAGTCGGCAGAGCCATCAAATTCCACCGCAGGCAAT